ATCCATTCACCAACACCAACCCATTCGTCTGGCTTGATAGTGACGGTGACCGATACATTATTCTTGTTCTCACCCTTACGATGTCCTGCCTTTACCCATTCCTTCCATACCTTACTGGTACGTCCAAGAAGGTCAAGCGCAGATTCTTGTCTGGTGATTGCACCCTTTGGTGCCTTTTGTGGAACAGAGATAACTGCTTGTTGCTTCGGCTTGAAGAACTCATCTTCCACGATTTCTGGATGGTTGTCAATCAAGTATTGGTAGATACTTTCGTTCTTACCAACTCGAACACGACGAATGTAGAAATCGTTATGCCAAGCGTGAATGCCAGAGGAAGTCCCTAATACTAACGAAGAGGTTCCTTCGGGCTTCACTGTGGTTGTACGTGCTGCCTTGTTCGTCCCAATCATTTCCGATACACGTGCATTCTCCTCTTTGACTACATTCGCTGCGTCCTTCATATTCAAATTGAGGACAGTACCAGAGGCGATACCCGTCATTGACACTCCAATCAGTGCTTCCTTTTCCGTGGTTTTCTTCCATATATCTCTCAAATAATGAAAATTGGTATACGATGCTTGTAATGTTCCGATAAATGCTGCAGCCTTTGCACGTGCGTTGAAATCATCTTGGTCCTTGATGTCACCAGCATTGATGGTGGTCAAGTTACAGAATTGGAACGGACGAAGTGAGATTTCTGCACAAGGATTTAATCCCCAATTGACATCATTGGTGAAGAAGAAGCCTGGTTCACCAGAACCACTCATTTCAATCTTCTTCCAAAGTTCCAAGAATATTTCCTTTTCAATCTTGTGACGAAGAATGACCGCTGAGTTATTGGAACGACCACGTTGTGGATTCGTTTCCCACCAGTTGCCGAACTTACAAGTCAACATATCATCATCGTCCAAATCAAACAATGAAATCATTGCGGAACGACGAATACCACCAGAAAGAACTGCATCAGCGATGAAGCAGAGAATATCGTGAACTTCGATGGTGGTAAGGTGTTCACCATTTTGCTTACGGTCAAAAATCTTTTGGATATTGTGTAAGCAATCCTTGAGCGGTTCTGGACCAGGTGCCTTTCCACCAGAGGTCAAGAGTAACGCACCCTTTGGACGGATATCGCTGAAATCGTATATTGGAAGTGCCTTACCCTTCATATATGCGGTAATCATCACCTTCACCGCATCTGCCCAACCTTCAATACTGTCGCCCACTAAATAACGACGAGTCTTGGTTGGCTTGTTTACCGGCGGAAGTTGTTCAATATGGGCACGTTGTACTGAATAGCCAACACCAGTACCCGACAATAATAGGAACATTACTTCACTAAATGCATCCGTGTGATTGATTGGAAGGAAGCAACAATTGTATAGACGAGCGTTATTGATTTCAATTGGCTTTCCAGCAAATTGAAGGGAACGCATAGATGGAAGAATCTTCTTATCATATACGAATTGATATGCTGCCTCAATCTCTTCTGCGAGTTGTGGGAACTTCTTTAAATGCATTTCTTTATTTCTATCAACCAATTCCTTCCAAGTTTCACGGCGTTGTTTCTTGGGTAAGTACTTTGAGTACTTCATAAAGGTTGTGATTTCAGAAAGAATCTTTGCTTCTAATTGCATACTGCTACTCCAAAATCGTTAGGGGTTAGTGGTTAAATAAATACTACACTACTTGTCGAAAAATACGGTGAATACCCAACGATATTTTTTAATCTTCCAAATCCATTTCTAATAGTTTCTTTGCCAGATTTTGTCTCGTAACCGTTTCACCATTTTGCATCTGTTTCTTTAACATAATACCTTTTGCTGACGCCTCATCAAAAATCTCAATTTTCCCGATTCCGGCGTCAATAATCATCGGAAGGGTCTGTCCGTCAGCCCCAAATCGGTTCTTAATAACGTGAGCCCGACCCGTCTTATGAACCTTATCTTCCAGCTTCCGTGAGATGGAAATTACCAAGTCTGCGGTCATAATCTTTGCATACGACTCAGCAATCTTATCTGCTTGAATTACTTCATCTTGGATACTTGACCGCTGGGTTTGTGAAGCCGTCCAAATCGGGACGTTCAACTCACCAGCCAACCCACGAAGTTCCTCATAGATTGCCCCCAATTCTTGGTGTCGAGCATCGGTTCGTGCGGTCGCACTCATCAAATCGGCGTAATCTACGATAATAACATCTGGCTTGAATCCCAACGATGCCATCTGCTGAACGTGGGCTTGAATCGTATGGGAGGTAATAGTACGAGCGGGATAATACTTAATAATAATTTCACCCTTAATTTGCTCGACCAATTCCCGAATGACCTCTGGGTGCTCGGGTACCTTGCCCGGCTCAATCCCCGTATAAATGGTATCATATCGTAGTCCGACATAATTTTCATTTAATTCGAGGGTATAATGAACCACCTTCTTTCCTGCCTTCAAGGCATTCGCACCAATCGTAGCCAATGCCCAACTCTTACCAATACCAGACGGAGCGATAACCACTCCCAGCTCACCACCTGCCAATCCACCACCGATAAGAACGTCAATAGCATCCCATCCGGTTCCAATGGTATTACGGGCGTTCTTCATTAGACGGAGTTCAATATCCTTCTTCCAATCGTGACCAAGCGTCTTGGGTTGACCGCTTCGCATCGCACCATCAATAATCGTCTTGATTTCTCCATACTGACCCATCTGCAACAAATCTACTGACTTAATAATCGCAGACTTGAGCGTTTGGTTCTTAGCGAAATCCAAGAAACTATCCTTGATATAATCCAAGTCATTGTCCTTCAGCTTCTGGAAGATACCACGGAGCGATTCAACGATTGATGTGCGAAGCGTATCGTCCTTGACCGACTTGTTCATCTCAACCTTAAAGACTTCCAACGTGGGAATCACCTTGTAATCGTTGAAATATTCCAAAGTCGTTTCTACAATCCATTGATTCGCTTCTAGTTCAAAGAAGTTTGGATTGATAACGTCAAAAGACTGAGCCAAGAAATCTGGCGAGTTCAACATCGCAGCCACAGCCTTAGACTGAAAGCTCGGGCCGAACTTTGCCAGCGTATCTACATTCTTATCGTACTGCTTATGATTTACCATAATATCTCGCTAGTGTACTGAATGAAAAGGTAATCCACTCATCGTAATTTTGGATAGATGATATAATCTTAGTCTTAAACATCAACTTTGTCAAGTCTGCCTTCCGAAGCGGCGGACAACCTTCTTCATATTTATGTATTATTTTCATCTTTGCATCAATGTTAATATCCACATCGTGCAAATTCATTAATTGCAAATTTCTGTTTACAATGCTGGAATTATCCAGTATGTTTTCTACCAACTTCGGCTTCTTTTTAATATCAGTATATTTCTGTTCAACCAAATCCAAATTGACTTCTACATTTGCATCAGCCAATTCTGGAATATACTTTAATATTGTCTTTTCCCCAGCTCCCTTGATTCCATCAATGTTATCACTCTTATCACCAAGAAGTGACCGATAGAACACAAAGTTAGACGGATGAACACCATAAGTTTCTAGCACCACATCTACATCAAACGTTTTCTTCTTGACGGGATTGTATAGCTTGACGCTATCACTCACCATCTGTAAGAAGTCTTTGTCCGTAGAATAAATGATACTGGTTCCACCATTCTTCGTGACCAACTCTGAGAAGTATGCGATAGTATCGTCAGCTTCAATATTGTCAAGTGCAAGAATAGACACGGGTAAACATTCCACCATTTCTACAAGTGACACCAACTGCCACTTCATATTCTCCCGTTCTTGTTCATCGGTGGTCATATCATAATTTCTATTCAAGCGAGTCGGTGGTTTCCGATTTGCCTTATATTCCTTATAAATCTTTCGTCTACGTTGTGACCCACCCTTTCCATCAAATACGAGTACGACTCTGGTAGGTTTGAAACTACGAATAGCAAACCCCAAAGATTTCATAAATCCAGCCATTCCCCCGATATGATTACCATCTTCATCTAGTGTGGGAATAGCGGCATAACTCCGCATAAATGTGTTGAGTGCGTCAACAATAAGGACACGGGAATTATACCCAATGTCCTTATTGTCAAACTGCATACTATCAAACACCTTCAATAAATCAGTCATTTAGTAATTGTTTTTTAGATGGTGATACTTCGTCCTCATCCTCTGCGGCTTCCTTGTTAACCGCAGATGGGTCAAAGTCCTTCTCATACTTCATAATAAGTGCTTCACAAATCTTATCGTATAACGCACTCTTACGTTCTTGGTCAGCTTCGAGGAACGCTGGGAATTCCTTACCTTGGAACTTTTCGTCCTCATAGGAGTACCACGCACCAGACTGCTTGACGATGCCGTTCTCCTTCAAGACATCCAACCAACTACTATAATCGTCAATACCACGATTGAAGTAAATGTTGAATTCAGCTTCACGATACGGCGGACCCAAACGATTCTTGGTGATAACCGCCTTTGTGGTGATACCAATAATATTACCAGCCGAATCCTTCAACTTTCCAATCTGTGACAGACGGATACGAGTCGAAGCGTGGAATCCGATTGCCTTTCCACCAGACGTAGTGTACGGGTCAGAGAACGCAGGAGCGTTCATCTTCAAACGGAGTTGGTTGGTGAATACGAGAGCAATCTTCTCACGACCCAAAAGGTTCGTAATCTTTCGCATCGCCTTACTGATAATGATGGACTTCGCAGTTGCGTAACCATCCTTATTGAAGTCTGCTGCCATTTCCGTCTTAGTGGAAGCAGCGGCAACGGAGTCAACGACAATCGTGACCAACTTATCCTTCTTCCCAGACGCACGAACCTTCTCAATGATATTGACGACAGAATCGAAAATATCTTCAACGGTATCGTGTTGAACGTAGACAAGTTTCTTCATATCTACACCAACGGCAGAGAAGAACTCATCGTTTACAGCGTTTTCGGTATCAATCAGAACCGCAACACCACCACGCTTCTGTGTGGTTGCGATAAGTGAAGCACCAACGAGTGACTTACCCGATGCTTCCAATCCAGTCAATTCAGTAATACGACCAGCGGCAATACCGCCGTGGGGACGATTACTGATTGCGATATCCAACATTGTATTTCCCGTCGAAATGAAATCCGTCAAATCGGTCGGGGTTTCCTCTTGACCATCCAAGAAATACGCAACTTGTCCATCCTTATACAACTTATTCAAGCTATCTGCGATAACTTGTGCCAGTTCATCGCGGTCAGCGGAAGGTACTGGCTTCTTTGTTTTTGTTTCTTTTGCCATATTAATCCTTTATGTAACAAAACACGCAGGCGCTAGGTAGTTTTGAGGCTACCTAGCACACAGCGTGTCTTTGGTTAATTAATCGTTGAACAGCTCGTCAAACGCATCAACCGCGTTCTTGACGTTCTCCTTCGGAGTTGCGGCGGCAACAGTTGCGGACTTAGGTTGCTCAGCTTCCCGAGCCGGCGTGATAACCGCATTGTCCGGGTCAAGGTACTTCTCGAGCGTAACCTTCAACTCATTGTAAGTCGGCTCAGAATACAGCTCCTTGATGTCGGGCTGAGTGGTCATCCAAAGGTTTGCCTGTGAGGCATCGGTCGAAAGCGGAGTCTGTGACGGCTTAACCTTCACCGAAGTCTTAGCGAAGTTGGTATCGCTCTTCTCCTTCGGGATATACTCAACTACAATGTCACGACCAGTCTTGGCATCGGTGATATCGCCGTAATCGGGGTCAGAGATGTAGGAGAGAAGTTCCTGATAGACCGTCTTACCGAACGAATAGAACCGAACACCCTTATCCTCTTCACCACGAACGATGACAGGGATATAGGTACGGAGCTTCGGCATGAACGGACGAGCCTCAGCATACCGAGCCTTGGCATCCGGCTCACGCTGGGTATCGTTACGAACGGAATCCGCAAACTCCGCAATCGGGTCACGATTACCATACGAAAGAGGTGAAAGATAAGTCTTGTTGCCGAGATAGTGGAAGTAGAGTTCGATAAAGGGATTCGAGGGGTTATCCTTCCACGGGACGATACGGATGACCGTCTTGCCTTCCTTGGGCTTCCAGATAGCGGTATCGCGGTCCCCACCGCCGGTACGCTTGAAACTGTTAAGCTTGCTCTTTAGTGCATTGATGTCTAACGCCATTGTACTTCTCCTAGTGTTTAGAGTGTTTAGGGTGTTTATAACAAGTAGTTTACCCCAAGTATTAAGGAGTATACTACCAAAAGTTTAGTTTGTCAAGTGCAGTTTAGAAATTCAGAATTTGTTGTATTTTAGTACGAACTATTTTTAGTTGGCCGTGAGCGGTGACTAAAATAGAATTTTTTAATTCATTCCAGTCCACCCGATATGCCTTGTCAATAACTCCACCATTCTTACTTGCGATAAGGGCATTTAATGCATTAATGGTGTATATTGTATTTGTTTGCTTCTTCCGATGTACTGATATAGTAGATGCGGGAGGAGCGTAATGTTCTTTTAATGACCCCACAACGATATTATACGTTAAAATAAGTTGATTGGCGTCATCAACGTTTTCTAATACATAGATATTATTAAAAGCGAGTTTGTAGGATTCTTGTATGGATTTTACGTGTTGTTCCAATTCTGAAGCTGGAATAAACGTACAAAGTAACTGAGTTTCGTTCATATGATACTCTTAAGGCGTTATGATTACTCCCTATAAGTATCTATTTTATTCGATAAAATTATATTTTATGTAACAAAAGATTATCGTAATTAGCCCCACGATACTGACGGACGGGATATCCGCCCTTGCTCAATATGTCTGCCACATTTTCCATAATATCCAGCTCGTTGTTTGGGACATCCAGTAGGATAGCGTCATAGGTATACAGAATAACCTTAGAAGCGAACGATTCCAGATATTTAGAGACATTGTGAACTCTGGCAATCGCTTCCTCTGTCTCGGTCAACTGCATCATATAGTTAAAGACCTTGTTACTGGTGGGGTCTACAACCATCACTTTGCGACCCGTTCCTGACAATACAAATCCATTCTGACGGTATTTCTCCCACAGGTCGGACGAATACTCCTTGAGCTTTTGGAAGAACTCTACACCACCCGTATCGTCACTATAACCATACATCAGACCGAAGGTACGAGCCTTGGATTCCTCATACTGTTCCTCAGTCACTTCATCCGTCCCATAATACTGTTGAGCGAGGAAAGTGTGGACCGACGAATCTGGGAGTTGATATCCGACCAAATCTGCCGCAAGACGAAGATGGAATGCCTCATAGTCAAATTGAACAAGGGTTCCATTCTCTCCGAACCGACTGACGAACTTCTCACGGGTACCATCGTTCTTGTTCAAAGCGGCAAAGTTGATTCCACCAAACGCATTACTTGGACGACCTGTGGACGTATAGATATTATAATCCGAATACACGAACTGGTTGTCCGTAGTCCACAATCCAGCCTGCTCAATCTTGGTCAACGTAGGAATGGTAATCTGATTAATGAATTCAAACGCAGATGTCTGTTCCGTGGACTGGCAGCGGTCGTACATATGCTTACAGTGTTGTAAGAACGCCTCTGCGGTTTCTATCCACGAAGTCAAGGGGATACTATAATGCAGATTCTTGAACTTGAACTGGTTCTTAATCTGGTGAATCGCCATCGTATAGTATTCCCGATATAGCGGAATTACGTCATAATTTAAATGCAATAATGATGCCAAATCAACTACGTTCTTTGCATTCGTCAAGTGTTGTAATTCTTTTTGATGAAGGGTGACCAACTTATAAGCATCACTAAGGTCTATCTGGAAGTGTGGGGCATCGGGATGGTTGACCGATACGGTATACGAGGTTCCATCATCGAAAAGGAAATGGAGTGACGCTACACGATTCTGCGAAGAGTGCAGAAATGCGTCAACCGCCACGGGATAGACATACGCAGTCTCTTCCCGAAGGCGGTTGTGTAGTTGTGTCAAATCTGCTTGTGTCGTAATAACCATTAGTTCCTCAATAATATATTATAATTTAAATATACTACTACTCAGTTCTATTGTCAACCCCTTGAAAATACTCTAATGGGTTATAAAGAATTCTGGACAATCCCGGCATCTGTCTACTATAAAAATTTACAGTAGTTTGATTTTTATGCCGTACGCCATAAATTGTCTTACCATCAACGGCGATAGTATCGTTTGCATATCCAGAAATCAACCACGGCAGTTCAAGTGTTTGGTAAAACGCATTTCTCTTAAATTCATCATATTGCTTCTTGTCAACTTCAACTACTTTGAAATCAGATACTAACTTAACGAAATATCTACTAACAAATCCTTTTTCGATTTCTGTAGCTGTGATTTTTGGTTTATTACTTAATGGTGCTTTCATTATTGTTCCCACGGCTTAGGTACACCTGTAATTCTAAGTTTAGTAAAATCTTCACCACGTAAAACTGAAGCGGGTTGTGTAATTATCCGTTGTTGTGATGCGTTTGGATTTAAAATAGATATACCCGGTGGAACGACTGAACCTGTTGACGGTGTGTCATGACATTGAGTGTAAGTTGTTCCGGGTTGTAACTCTGAAGTTGGTCGGTATCTGAACCGTCCTTGAATTTGCGTAGTCCATCCATTTTGTGAAGTAAACTTATGGACTACTTTAGTTACTACGTAGAATCCTCGTTCTAGAATAGACGGTACGCGGTCTACCAAAAATGATTGAAATAAGTTTACACCACCTATGCCTGGTAGGGTAACTTCTGCCACGGTTTTCGTAAGATTCGAACTATTAAATGCGTGCGCGACTGGCTGTACTCTACCCGTTTCTGCATTAGTAGAATCTATATTTAATTGCTTCATCATTCGAGACGGATTAATTTCAATTAATTCTAGTGCGGTACCCAAGTGAGCATATTCTCGAACAAAGTTTACTAAATTCGGATTACCTAACGCAACAGTAGCATCCCCCACATCTATACGAGCCTGCGTATCATCTACTCTGAGTTGCGCTCTTCTAATATCATCTCCGTACGGTCCAGTATACGGATTTTGACTGGCGATACGTTCTGCTTCTGTTGGTGTATATCCCGCGTTTTGTAATCCACCCAACTGACGTAGTTTTGCACTTTGTAACGCAACTGATGCTAAACGTTGTTCCTCGCGTAAATTTTTTAATGTATCATCTTCACACGCAGCTTCTGTTATGCAATCTTCTCCGGGATTACATGGAGTGAATAAATTTTGAATTAATGACAACTCTCGTAATTCTTTTACATTAATTGATTGTAATGTTCCCTTTTGAGCCGGGCCACCGATATTAGCTATAGCCTGAACCGCAACCACTTGTGGTAAATTAAAATCTACAGTCAAATCAAGTAAATCACTGCCGAGTTCCCCATCTTGGAATAATTTAGTTTTTCTATTAAACATATAGATATACTGTGCATCATCACTGCCTGGAGATGCTTCGTATCTATCTACTTTAACTCCAGAAACACTATTCAAAATATTATTTGATTGTAGTTCTTCTAAATCAATATTTAATTCTGATTTCTTTTCCCTGCTTTCCAATCTCGTTAGTGGTTTAGATAACCCCATGTCAATAATGTGCATACCGGGATTATTTACATCAGTTGAGTACAGTTGTAAGTTCCAGTACCCTTCTGTTGCAGAATTCATTGTATTCAACAAGTTACTGATTGCTGAACTGACGGTATCTGCCGATGTAAAGGCCTGCTTAATGGCTTTGGTATTTACCCATACTCCACGATAAAGGTATGATGCCCCTGCTTGAGAATTTATACCATTAAGTGTATTTTCAAATGGGGTAGACGCTGCGTAAAACTGGTCAAGTAGGTTATCATTATTTAAAATTTGTAACCGTTCAGACCCAGCTGAAGATCCTGATATTTCTGCGAATCGAATAATACTTCTGTATCTACTTTTATCCAAAGAAGTTTCGTATGACTGTTGAGCTCTTGGATTAAATATTACCATTGCTTCTGGGTTGACCGACCGTAAGTTGGGATGGTACCCTACTTGATTAGCAATAAGTCCTTTACTAGACTCGTCTTCTGTTGCTTCTTTAGCAATACGTAATACTGCCAACGCGGCCGCGTCAGCAGTACCCAACATACTAGCAATGCCATAGGCTGAATCATTTAATATTTTTTCTACGAAAAATCTCCAGCTAACGAAATATTCATTTTCTCTGGTTCCACCTTCCGAACTAGCGGCACCCGTACTATTTGATTCTTGATTTCGAATTGGAATAATTTGTCCTTTCCACAAATCATCTCTTAGAGAATTAGACATTAACTTGCTAAATGAATTTTCCTTCCAAGAATACGCATTATTAAAATATTCTTGGATATCCATTGTTTTACAATTTGTTGTTGGACTTGAGCATGTAGATTTTACACCCGTGTGCTTTGTCGGAACTTCAAATTGTTGAACCGAATGAGCCGTAATGCTGATTTCGTAAGTATTATTTTTGTTATACTTTAAATTAAAATTAGCTACATAGCAAATGAAGATTTCATAATTTCCGTGATTCTTATAGATATAGTTTTTAATGAACTCTTTTTGTTTATCGGGACTGACAATTAAATCACTAAATTCTTTTTGAATAGCATCTTTTGATTGGTTCCAGTCGTACGGGGTAATCTTAAATTCATTTTTGTCAGACGACATTCTCCCTAATTCTAACACAACTCTAGTTGCGGGTCGTAAGAAGTATGTAAGTAATGCATCTACTTGACCAACCGAGTATGCAGTAATTTTTATATCTGCCTTGAGCAACCCACCACGAACGCCCATAGGACCAGCCGTACTACGTTCTGCGTTGATTTGAGTAATGCCAGGAATGGGAATGTTACGTTGGTCTGTTGCGGCCGCACTGCTAGATACTACAACAGGAATCCGTATTGGTTTCCCATCATCTCCGTTTGCGGTAGCATATCCAATAATACTTCTGTTACCTCGTGGATAATAGATATCGTCAAATGAGACTTCAGAATTTCCCGTTATTCCAATTGATGGGCACCATGCTTCCCCTCTGGAGGTCAAATTACTACTTTTTACATTCATCAATGAAGTCAACTTTACAAACGGCATATATGTATTAGCCGTTTCAGCAGCCACTCTCCGGCGTGTCAATTCATATTGAATTTTTGGATGAAATGATTCTAGTGAACTAATAAAAGGACTGACCGCCGAACTACCAAATTCTGGAGCTTTGGAAAGTACCGCAACCGCAGTTCCCTCGACACTAGGAATACGGTCTAACCCGACAGCTTTCCAATACTCGTTGACCTGTTGTCTCGCTCCCTCTTGATTATCATCGTCCCACCGGGCCTTTCCGTCAGTTGAATTCCACAGTCTAAGTTGTCCTACAGCGGTTTCTTTTATAAGCGCTGCATGTTGCCTACTTCTCGGACGAAGTACGACGAATGCGCGTTCTAAGTCACTTTCTTTTATATTTCTTGTGCCGACTTTTGCTGCACCAGTTTTTTTCTTTAAATTTCCACCAATAGCGGTATATACGGGCCCACTTACAGTAAATGATTCTAAAATATTTTTACCGGTAATAACATCACCGTGAGAAACTCCAACCCACGGATCTGTATCATATGTTAAATTATTCCATACTCCAGTTGTGTCGTCTGGTCTATTGGTTACGAGAATATCACCATCACGTAGTTCTATAAATCTTCCTTGACCACGTTGGCCTGCGGGCACTATTGGATTTAATGCGTCAAATGGATATTTTCCTGGATTGCTTCGAATTTCTTGTGCATACGCAGTATGCATAATTTTGTTCTGTGGCCACGACAATCCAGTTGTTTTGGTACTTGTTTGCTTAACAACCCAAGATATAAACGCCGCACTCCACGGTGCATCTGATATAGTAGACATATTAAATATTTGGAATAAATAAACGTGTGCCCGGTTGTACCGCTAAACTTCCGTTCGTTAAGAAGTTTGCTTTTGCGATAACCCACCAGTTTTCAGGAGTTTTATAGAATCTATTGGAAATAGAATCTAATCTATCACCTTCCTGCACCACATAATAAAATGGAATATCTTCCGTAGGAATCTTTGTGGTCAGTTGTGTAGTATAATATGGAATATTTTTTGAATTGTCAATTGCCAATGGTCGATTATATCTATCCATATTAGACTTCTCCTAGGAAACGTAAAATACATGCGTCTTTATCTTCAGAATCTCTACAGAACATTTCAGCATATGCCCGTCTAGCTTCATTTGCATTATTATTTGCTCTTGCGTTAAAATCTGTCTTTAAAATAGATTTCGCAATATTTTCTGTAGCAGATATTGTCGGTAGACGTAATTGAGGAACACGAACTGCTGAAATAGATGGTGTATTGGTTAATGAGCGAAGTCGGACACTATCTCGTAAACTTAAGGTAGAATTTACAGTTGCATCAAACAATCTACCAACCTGTACCGCACCTTGTGCAGTACCAATGTTAGTAAACGTACCTAATCTATTTGAAGAATAACTCTTTTGGTCTACGGACAAATCTTCCGTAACCTTGTAGAATGGACTGTTGTAGAACTTACTACGCTTTTCGAGTAATGAGATAGTCATTGATACATTGATAGCTTGTGACACCTCTTTATCAATATCAAACGTAATTGAATCATCAATCATATCAAAATCTAAAGTCTCTACATAACACGGTTGACTATCGTAGATACCACCAACGGTGATTTTGAATAACGGTGGCGTCATAAATCCACTATCGGATACTCCGGCTGGAAATGCTAATCCAGTAAGATAATTTATTCTTGTCCACATATTCATTAATTCCATTTGTGAGAACGCCGCAATATTGAAATTAATTGTTACGGAACGCTTTGCTCCACCATAGGTAACGAATCTTTCTGTTCGGCCAACATATCGTTGTTCGGTAAATTCTGTTTTAGTAGATTCTTTTAATTGTGAAATAAACGCTCTAAATTGTACAGTATCACCATTACTATTAGTAAACGCAAACTTTACAATATCTGTTTTTCTGGGATGCGCTTGGTTGATACCACTATAACTAAGTCTATTTTCTTCTGGGTTGGTGCCGAATCCAACAGCATTTAATGGGTCACTAACGACACTATTTTTTCCATTAACAACAGGATTAATACCGCTGGTTTCTACTACAGAAGTAGCTGCACTATCTGTATAGAACTTATATTCTCCTAAATACTTACTATTTAATCTGTCCTTTGTGTTTCTAAGTTGCTTGTTTCTAAAGTCCACCGCAGCGTTAATAAAACTTGGAATCTTGTCTGGTTCCTTTAATTTATCCGGTGTAGGAATGACATTTCCAGTTATCCGCTTGACCGTATTAGAGAATAAATTAGTAAGTGAAGATGCTGCTTTTCGTAACAAGATACCTTTAATTGACGCCGTTGCCGCCAAGCGCGGTACCCCACGCTGACTAAGCGGTTGTGGGTCTAATATTACTGGACCTGTGAAATCGGCTCTATTGTATTTGAATGTTTTATATTCTGGTCTAGATTCTAGATAATTTTGTGGAAGAGGAACAATAGTATTTGCAGCCCGTTTTAATTGTGTGGATATAAATGACCCAAACGAAGGTAACTTAGTTCCACCGGTGGTAGTAATACTAATACGTCCGCTGAGGTCTGAAACGGTATTATTTTGAAGTAATCCAGATGGATTCGGTACTACTGCCGATGTTACGATATGACGACGAGCGTGCACGAATGGAACAACATTTAATAATATGGATGCTGGATTAAACAACTTGGTATTAACGAAGGTATTACCAGTTTGTAATAATGTTTGTTTGGTAATGAAAAGCAGACCATCAGACGATTTTAAGAATTTACTGACTCTCGTAAAGTCACGTAAAGTAGACACCACGGGAACAGCCCGAGTGTCATTCTTAATTCTACTACGAGAATCAGCGGTGTCTGGAAGAATACTGACGTACGGTTGTCCATCGGGAGTTTGTCTGGTAGCAAACTTCCCATAAATTTCTTGCGATGATTGGGCAAACCGGTCAGCTAATGTCGTAAATGCCATAATTATGCTCTCTCATTACGTGAGTATACACCAACTAAACTCATACGAGGAACCGTTCTCGTTGTGCCATCAATAGTAATAGTAGTATTTGCGTTTTGTAATGTAGCAATTAACGTATCAACTTTTCTATTCAATTCAGACGTATCACCAGATTGTAATGTTCCAGGTGACATCAACCGAGTACCAGCTAATACGGTATCATTATTATTCAGTGCTACCGCACCAGTTGGTGTTACTAATGTACGTTCACCATAGGTAGATATTACATCGTCTCCCTTGAACATACTGTATAATCCATATCCTACCGCTGCTGTGGCAGCAACTGCAGCGATTTCTGGTGCGAAAACTGCCAAAGCTGTACCACCCAACGCCTTTCCAAAACTACTCAGTGCTCCACCACCGAGCGCAGTGCCAGCTGCGGTAGCTACTATTTGTTTTGCTAAACCACCAAAAGTAGAATTAACTGCATTTGCTGCAACCGATAGTGCTGCCAACGCTTTAGATGTATTGGTAGCGTTAGTCCCCAACGTGCTTAATTGAGAATCTAAAGTATCAGCGGTGGTTCGTACTTGACCAGCACGGAGTAATTGTTCCGATGATACGCCAAGTTGTTCAAATAATGAACGGAAACTAGTGCTTTTAAAGAATTCCGATGGGACCGTTGCTTGAAGATATGCTAATAATGCATCTGGTCCTTCTGTTTCTGCTATCTTAACAAGTGTACCAAAATCTACTTGTGACCCTAGTTGATTAAGTTGAGCTACCGTATCAATTGTACTATCTAAGTTGGTAACCAATCCAGCTTGGGCTGATTGGATTGATGCCAAACTGACTCCAATCTTTTCAGCGTCTGCTGCAGCCTTAGCAAAACTGTTCCCGTATAATAAGAATGAAAGTGTATTTTTATTTACTACTGTTGCAAGTTGGTTAGATGACAAACTTGCCCGACCAGTAGCTTGACGAAATGCGGTAAATTGGTCGGCAGTTGTTGCCCCAATAATAGTCAATGCTCGTAATGACTCTCCCGTTAACTCAAATTCCGAACCAAATCCACCTTTTAAATTACTTGCCAGTTGCGCAGCGCCTTGTGCACTGAATTTAAATCCATCTCGAACACCGATGAAAGTATCTGCTAATGATTTTTCAACTGCTTGGATTTGAGTAAGTGAGGCTGCTCTATTGGCTTCTAAAGTAATGATTTGACGAACAGCTTGTGCACGATTTTTAAGTTCTAGTTCTATCCCAGCGGTAGCGGACACTCCAATCGTTTGACCAAACTTTCGACCAGCATCTGCTACTTTTAGTATCTCACTACCCAACTCAGTTAGATTTTTCTTAAAGGCCTTAGTAGCCGCATTACTATCTCTACTATTTTCTTGACTCTTGCCAAGCGATTCTGCTAATGCAGTTATCGCACTGCTTAATGATGTAAAATCTTCTTGGGTTGGATCTGCCATAGATTATCTCTTGGAAGGTTTACTACGTTGTGTTGATTTAATTGCTTCTGCTTCCTTTTCCTTCGTTTCTTCTAATTGTTTCATATAGAAGTTTCGTAAGTAAACCGGCATATTATAAACTTGGTCAAAATTAAACGCCCCATTACTATAATACGCTAATGTAAACAACATTTTATGAATTTGAATTTTATTCTCAGAGGTCAGGCCAAAAAAAGTTTGCCCCAATGGGCATCCTCGCTGCGGTAGTAGTGTCACACGAAGAACAAGTAATATTCAAATTAAAGTCAACGTCAGGCGAAACCTTCTTCATTTCTTCTCGAAGTGCCCGAATATCACGAATAATCATTGCTTCTGCAAATTCTCTGATATTCTTCTTGTCCCGATTACCATTTACAGAAGTAATGATATACTTTAATCTTGTTGCCGTATCCCCTTCAATAGACCCATTAATTTTCTTTAAAGACTCTACTTCGGATTGGATATTCTTTTCATCACCGCGAGTCAACAGTTTGAACGTAATACTGATTCCTGTTGGTAATGTAAAGGCATGTTCTCCGTTTACTGATGCGTTTTCTGGCGTAATCGTATCTAGCTTTGAAAGGTCCACCACGTGGTCAATCTTTCTGCCACAAGACGAACACGGTAATTGAATTGGATAGTCTTTTCCATACCCAAGAATACGAGAGGCAATCATCACCGCATTTAAATCCCCGACCAATAAATCATCGGGCTTCACTCCTTTGGTGACAATCAAACTTTCCATCAATCTATCAATAACTACACCCTTTTGGATAAGGTTGGTTGAAGTCAAGATATCTTCTTCCTTAGCGGTCATATACTTGATATCAATTGTCCCGCTCCGTAACGGACTCCCTTCTGGATAGAGCTTCCCACCACTTGGGAGGTCTATCGTTTCTGTCGGGAAATTGTATTCTGCCATAAATAACTCCTTAAACTATTTGGTTTTACCACCTATATAAATATTAATCTTCTATATTTTGAGTGGAAATATCCTGCTTATAAACACTATTAATTTTCTTGACGAATTCCTTAAAATAGGACTTTGACCGCTCAGGAGTAACCAACGCCCCGTCCACTACAAGGTCAGCCACCTGCTGTTTTTCTTTGAGAATATCCCGCATATATTCGTCAATGGTATCGGCACATAACATATAATAGACTTGGACCTGACTCTTTTGACCGATACGGTGGGTGCGGTCCTCTGCTTGTTCGTGGTTTGCGGGTACCCAATCGCAATTGAGGAATACGACCGTATCTATCTGTTTCTGCAGTCCGTCGATACCCATACCGGCTGCCAAGAGACTGAACAATCCGACTTTTGCTTCCCCACTGGTCAAGCGGTCAATAGACTTCTGACGTTCCTTACTATTCATTTCACCCGTCAAGATAGCCGATTTCTGTCCATAATGTTCTTCTAAGAACTTCAAAGGGGCGATATAGTTACTGAAAATAAGAATGGGTTTATCGTTGTCCAAGAATTCATCAATCATTTCTACCAATCGTGGCATTTTCTTTTCAATAAGGAACCCTTGGAGTTTTGGCATATGACCGATAGAAGGTTTCTCAACTTTCCACTTACCAAATACTTCCCTGAGTAATTCTTTATATTGTTTCTGCTCGTCCTTTGTTAATTCTACGTACAGGTCGTTTCTCTGCTTCGCAGGCAGTTCGGTCAAGATTTGTTCCTTCTTTCTGCGGATGACCAAATCCTTTGTACGGTCGTGGAGGTCTTGAAGATTTCGTGGAGCGTCACCCTTCCATCCACCGTAGCGTTGGGTGAAATGGAAGAAGTTGTTGAAACGTTCTTTGTCGAGGAAGTTCAACAAAGCAAACGCTTCAATAGGACGAGACATTACTGGTGTACCCGTAAGGAACAGACAATATTTGGTTTTGATACCCGGATACTTTCGTCGTTCCTTATATGACCCCAGAATACTCTTTGCTCGAATCGTTTGTCTATTTTTCAAATAGGTAGCTTCGTCACAAACTAACAAATCAAATTCCTGCTTCCGTAAATCTGCTGCGACCTTCGCAACGGCGTCATAATGAACAATATGGAACTGGTTATTCAACTTTCCATCATAGTGTTTACTATCCCACACAGTAGAATCTTTTCCAGTAAACTTCTTGATTTCACGTTGCCAGTTGACCACCACGGAGAGTGGGCAGACAATAATGGTTTTTAAATTCTTATGTTGTGCGAATCCGATTGCTTGTGCGGTCTTCCCCAGACCAGGCGCATCTGCGATAAGACACCGACCATCAGCACGTTCCACGAACTTGACTCCGACTTTCTGATATGGGTAGAGTTGAAGTTGCATCCCCTTAATATCAAATTCCACATCTTCTTTGACCCGAATCTCATCCAAATCTTCTCTGCGGTCTTTTAACTTATTCAAGAGGTTGAGTACTTTGTCATCACAAATAATATTTTCTTCCCCAAAGACTTTGAATAGTTTGGGCAGATGTACGGCGGGAAATTCCCACGTTTTGTTTTCCCCATTCCACTTCCGTCCGTCTATTTCATACTTGAACCGTTCCATCAAAGGTGGGTTATATGGCATAGAAACAGCCCCCGTTTTACTATCAAGTAGCGTAACGGTGACTTGTACAGAGGTTGAGGTTTGGGGTTTTTCTGCCGCAGGCGCTTGGGAGGTGCGGGCAATTTTTAAATGAGAAATATCTTCACCAGCCAATACCAACTTAGCTGCTTCTTTCCAAACTTCGGGAATACCAATCGTCGTGGTCATCCATTGAAGGTATGATTGGTTCCGATAATATATCGTCGAAAGCGAATATCCTTTAAACTTACCCCACGTGAGTATTGCAGTATCAGCTGACGGATGTACCATCTTCGACCTTGACGTATGTAAATGTATCTACGTCCAATCTCCATCCATCGTTGGGATTCAATCCTAGTAAACGCATCATTTCTTCATTAGCAACCACAACTTTGCTGGTTAACTCTTGTTGATACGTTTTTAATAGTTGATTATTACTTTCAATTAAATGGCGTAATGCCAAGGGAACTGGAACCGTTGCTGTCATAATACCTTCCTGTACTGTTTAATGAAATTTAAAATAGAGTTTAATGTTTGTCAAGGTTATGGAATAGCTGGAATTGCTGAGTTCGATGATGTCGGTAAGGTAGACGGACATCCTACGGTAGACGCGACGTACCCCGCAGTCTCAATACAAACAATACTAAAATGTGACCCAGATGGCCGATTTGCATTAACCGAGGCCAGAGAAGCGTTGAGACTTGCACACGCTTTTGTTCCAGGAGGACACAACGTATAGCTACTTCCCATATCTCCTCTTGGGCCTGTCACTCCTTGATTTCCTACAGGTGATGCACTAGTACAATCTGATGCAGATTTGTGAACCCCATTTGTGCCGTTCGTTGGTGTATTAATAACCGATGTTGCAAAAGAAGCGGTTGGAATGACAATTGATGCAAATTGTGGTCTACTTGCTGTGACAGCAGATATCGAATAACTGACATTTGCGTTTACTATTAGATTTGAATTACCAAATGGAAAATAATATGTCATTAGACGCTACTCCCGCAAATATTACCTGTAAGCGTGATAGTTCCAGCTCCATCGGTATTAAATATTGCATTGCTTATCGGGTCCGATAAACTAGTCAAATTAATTGCAAGTGATGAACACGATGAGTCATAATACAATACCACTCCGTTTGTTAATGAACTTGCATCAGCATAATATGTTTGTGCGAATCCATAATTACAGGTATAATCTACCCCATTAAACGTAGCAGTACCAAGTGCACTGGTGGTGTAGCATATTGCATTAGACCCCGTACTTCTGGAAATAGATAATAAGTACACACTGTTTCCACGATAACCTGTAGGGCCAGTCAAGCCTTGTGGGCCGGTCGATCCGGTCTTAATATAATTTGACCCACTAGCTCCAGTAGAACCAGAAATATTAAGTGCTAAACTTGCCGTGTTAATCGCTATAGTACCTAAGTTATACAGAAATTCTGCCGTTTGTGTTAAACTTGCACTTGTCGCTGTATTGATAATGTTTATTGGTACATTATGAGGAAAAAATTGCATAAATAATCCTAGAAAGCGTCTGAGATGCCGCCGGGATCACCCGTTGGTCCTTTACTACCGGTCGCCCCTTGTGGACCTTGTACATATACACAAATTCCATCAGGACCGTTTATACCCGCTACACCATTAATAGCTTTAGATGCAGTGTAAACTAATATAGCTGAACTTGCTGTTGCTGCGTAACTAGCGTATGAGGCAGTTAATACTGCTTGTAAGTTTGTTGACCCCGAACCAAATGGATAAAATCTCATATTATTCTTCTGTGGAGAGAATGTAGAGTGACGCAGTAATATTTTGGGTAGTGCCTGCTCTATTTTCTAGCTGATACCCAAGCGTTCCAGTTCCAGTAGAAAGTTTTCCAGCTTCCCACGTATATGCTTCTAATACAGGAACAAATTTATAGGCAAAACTTGCAGTATCAAAAATAATATCGGCAATCAATTGTGATGTGGCAGCCGATGCCGTTCCAAATGACCGCGTTTGTTCTGATACAGGAACATCTTCAATTCTAGTTGAATATAATCTTAACCGTGATTCTGATGTGGCGCTACCACTTAGTATTATGAAGCTCTTCTTGGTAGTAATACTTCCCGATACTCCGTATCCGGTCGTAGGAATAGATGACCCACTTATTACCAATGAAGTGCGGTCGGTTGTACTATCACCAACATCTCCGATATCATATACTATCAATTCTACTGTTGTTGGTCCCAACGAACTACTAATATTATACCAAACATCGCCATTCTTAAACGTGTTTCCAATAATAGGCGGATTCAAGTCAAGATTTAAGGTAGACCCTTGAATCAAACTAATATCAGAAATTAGCCCGACCGAATCATTAATATTGAAATCGGTAGAACTTCTACTAGCATCAATGTTGATACTAGCACTATCCGAATATAGTCTGATTCGGGTGGTCTTATTTGATGTCGCATTTAATAAAATAAATGCACCGCCGGGACGAGTTGTCAAAGACCCACTTGCTATTCCTGTATAAAAAGTAGGAATCGCAATTGTTTTTCTTGTAAAACTCGTCCCGGCTAGTACTCGTTCTAAAATACCCATGTATTTCTCTTATGGAAAGGTACCACTATAAATATCTAATTTAACCAATAATAGACAAATTTTACCGATAATGGTCGCCACCAAGCCACAATACGAATGACCGACGAGTTCCCTTGGTAACGGCAGATACCCGATGCATCATATATGAAGGGAAAATAACCACGTTTCCACGACCCCGTGGTGCCTGAAGTGGACCATCTCCACCCTGCCAAATTTCTAAATCGCCACCTTCGTATTCGTCTGGGGCGGATAATTGTACGGTAATAGACACCTTTCGGAGTGATAACATACCAGGCCCGATGTCTTGATGCCACCCATAGTGGCCACCGGCAGAAGCGTGATATTCGGTATATTGAATTCCTTCTGGGGCGGTATGTAAGTCAAAATTCCAAAGAACATCATTGGCTTCAATTGCCATACACATCAACTTATCATATAGCCATTCCCACTTTTCAGACTGCGGAACCCACTTAATTGATGACGAACGAATCTGCTTATTTCCACCCACCACGGTTGCTTCTTGAAATGGGATTTCGCCAACTTCCCGATAAATCTTGTCCAACTCTTGGTCAGTGAACCCCTTGTCAAACCAATAATAGTTCTGTGAATCTACATGCTTTTTAGGAAAGATGAAACTGTGTTGCATACATAACTCCTTAGTTAGAATATTTAGAAAAGTATATTTCTTTATCGTTTTCGGTGACTGGTGAAAATTCTGGATTACGTGAGGTAATCGACCATTCAGTAACACAGAGATTTTTTATAGAGTACACCGTTTTGCCTTCTTTGTTAAATTCTTTTGTGATATAGTCATCCCCAAACCATACCTTTAATTCATCTGGAATTTCCTTCCAGCTATCTCGTCTCAGTAGAAACAGACATCCCCAACCAGTACCTCTACCTTCTGTATTTACGATGTTGATGTTTTCTTCTGGTACGCTATGTCGTACGTCATCACACAAAAAACAACTCGTCGATAATCCATATATCCCACTTTCTTTATCAAAATGGGACTGATGTGCTGGGAATATACTGGAAATCGGAGGGACGGACCACACATCATCATTCAATACCATTACGTATTCACCAGTTGCAGATTTTACTCCAAGATTCCATGCTGGGTTAACATAAATATTCTGTTCCATTCGTAGATGACGAAGTTTATCTATATCCGATAATATTTGTGTTTTTACTGTGTTGTCAAACGCTGGTTCGTTATCAATCAATATTATTTCTTCGACATACTGAGATTGGTTTAAATCACGTAATACGTCCATAAAATCATTTAAATTTTGTCGCCACATCGTTGGAATAATGACCGAATACATTTTAATCCTCGTAAATATAGTTGACATAGTTTTCACCACTACCATATCTACTTGGTACCGACAACGGGTCACTCTTATTAATTAGATATGGATAATCTTCCACACCAAGTTCCGCAAATCGTTTACTGATGCGTTCGTTATAGTGGTACATTATTGTACGAACTCTACGTTGGATGTCAGCCCGAGCTAAGTCGTGAGTATTTTGACCGCTGGTATTATTATAAATAAACTGGATGTATCCTAATTTTGGTATCTTTACAAACTTGGTATGTAGGAACGTGCGTACTATCAATTCGTAATCATCTGCGATTGCTAAATCACGGTTATGACCACCAATCTCGAAATAAACATCCCGACGCCATGCTCGTACGTGGTTTGGAACTCCTACGATGTGCCGAATAGTCTTTGGATTGATATTTGAGGTTACGGCAACATCCCAATTACATCCCCGATAATTTACTTTTCTATACTTACCATATCCGAGAGAGAATCCTTCCCCGTAAGTAAGAGACACCCAATCCTCAGTTACTTCGACACTATCATTATAGATAAATCCAGCATCTGGGAACTTCGTTGCTGCATTGATAATGTCTATAGAACAGTTATCCGTTAACAAATCATCGTGGTCTAATTCTGCTAACCACTTACCGCGAGTTAAACAAGCAGCTCTATACTTCGATTCTCCGATGATTCCCTTAGTCTTTTCTCTAAAATCGTACACTCTAACTCTGGAGTCTTGTGCAGCAATTTGTTCTGCAATTTTTAACGTTCGACCGCCATCCGATGAATCGTTGACCATTACCCATTCCCAGTTTGGATAGGTTTGTTCTTTTAATGACTCATATGTTCTAAACAGCTTGGTACCAGTATTATAAATTGGAGTGAAGTACGAAATTAAATGCTCATTACTTTGTTCCAGTATTTGATTCATCGCACAATTATATGCGATATCTCCAATATTTTCTTGTGTCGGAGGTATTGTCATCCATTTCTTACGTACTTCTAAATTCGAATAACATAAGTTTGGAAACCGTTTATAATCATCTGATACTGTGATAATCGAGTCGGGCTTAACATTTATCAGAATGTTGTTTAAATGTGTATCATCTTTAGCATATGTAACATCTAAACTAACGTCCTCATAACCCAAATAATTTATACTCTCCAACTTGGGTTCGTTTTGTCCAATATATAATACCTTCGGTACTCTAGCTTTCTTAACAGGTGTTAAATAATTGTAGAAACAAAGCACTTTGTGAATAAAGTGGAACTCATCTGGTACGAGATTATATAGTGGTTCAATAAATCTCCCATCAGCATCATATCCACCTTCATAGGTTTTTAATTGATAAAGTGAAGTATGGAGGGCATATTGTGCAGAATCTATATGACGAAGCTTCATATGCTCTGGTCCTACTTTACGGATTTCTAGTCCCGTAAAGTCATTTCCACCCACATATTGTTCAAACACAAATCCTTTCTTTGTTGGATTCTGTTGGATAGCTTCAAATAGTTGTTCATAGAAATCTGGATGTAGGATATTGTCATCATCCAGAATTGCGACAAACCCTTCCTCAATTCCTTCTATTACCTTGCTGATTTGTGGATATAGATAATCCGTCCCGTCACTCTTAAGAAAATAAAATCGGGTTTGGTTGTTTTGCAATCTATTCAACAACTCAGCATCAATATCCTTAAGCGAAGTAGTATCAAACAGTAAATGCCATACCACATCAAATGGGCTTGGAAATACCGTTTGTTTAATTTTGTCTAGGTTATGTAACCGAGTACATCTAGTAAATAAATGTAGTTTTAACACCATACTCTCCTTATACTGAGTAATAATACTCTGGCGTATTAAATAATTCTTTAAGCTCTTGTGTCAAATTATCTTTGATTTCATATGTTGCTTGTCTATCAAAGATATCTTCAAACTTTGAGATTTTATCTAAAAAATATTCATCTGGTTTGTTTTGATAGTCCATCAGTTCAGAATGAGAGAAATTATTTAGTTTCTTCCGTATTGAAGATAATCCGCCTAAATAACTAAAATGCCAAGCTGCCCCATAAACAATCTTTTTAAACCCAGACATTGGACTATTACGCATTCCTTGAACAGAATGTAAGTGTGTAGAATAGTATTCAAATTCTGTACCCACGAAGTCATAATAGTTCTTTTTGGTAAACAGCTGTGGACCTGGGATAGTGGTTTTACTATCTACATAGTTTACGTAAAAATAGTTGTTGGTCATCATAAAGGTGACCGGCTTTCCGTGGTCATATATAAACTGCTTGTCGTAAAACTCGTCGGTGTCGCTTACGATAATAATATCATCATCGCTTTGGTCAGCGATAAATGTGTTAAGATGCTCTCGCAACTGCCATTCGTTTACCCACGGGCCTTTTGGCCAAGCATATTCGATACCTTTGGGTACGTGTTGAAAATCACTTTTAACTAAATACGTTATCTTGTCCTTATTTTTCAATTCATCACGAATTGTGGGAAATACTAACTCTCTATCTTCCCCATAAAAGTTTTTATCTGCTTCACACACCACAAACTGGTCCACCTTATCATCATAATACTCCAATCGCTTTTTTAATAGTGCGATTTCATCTGAAAAGATGACACAATCAATTACTTTCATTTTACCACGCTACATCAAAGAAGAACAATTGGAAGAATCGTGCTGTTTCAATGCTATCACCAAAGTAATTAGTAGCGGCGTGTAATGTCTTTGCGTCGAACATTACTAACCGATTATATACGTTTGCAATACTATCAACTAATTCATAGGTACTGTTATCATAGAAATTCATTTGGCTTGACCGACCCTTGAATGTCCGTTCATACAGTTCTGGATTATCGTCATAATTATCGAACCGAGTTGCTCCCGTAATCTTACTACGATACGTAGCTGTTCCAGAATTCAATGGAGCATCGGGAGTGAGATACACCATCGCAGCGTATGTCTGTGTATCCACGTGGTATACAATTGGGTCAGTTGATGTGCAGTATTGAAACTTTCCATTTGCATATGACGGGTCGTTCCAATTAATAATTTCCTTCCCCAAGATACTTTCAAATGCTTCTTTGGTTCCATTTAAAATAAACCGCTCTTCACTTCTCTTACCCCGATGATAATCTGACCCAGCAAATGTTAGATTATTCATTGCGAAAGAACGAATCCAATCTGGGTTATCGTAGAAATTATCAACTACCACAACTCCCTTCTTTTGTATTGGATTAAATCCAGAATAGAATATTGACCACTTCTCAAATGTGCCAATGTTCTGTACCGATGACCCATCAGCCAAAATAAGACCTACTCTATCCTTGATTTGATTTTTACCAATCGTAACTTCAACGCCAACGTGAGGAGTCTTTAAGAACGGGTATACCTTAGACACATCCGGTCGGAAGGTTATACTGGTAGAAACTGGCTGGTCATTGATTGTCACCGACGAGATAGCTTGTTCGGTATGAGCTATCCATCCTCTGAAGGTGAGCGCATTTCCGTTGACTTCCAGTGAATCCATATACCACAGGATACCGTTAACGTTTGTAAAATGATTCATAATATCTTTCATAGAAACTCCTTAAGTAATGTAAAACAAAACGTATTCATACCGCACATATAAGAATTTCTCATATAGCAGTGTGAATACGTACGTTTGTTTATATTGTAATATAACTCATTTATAGTCCTTATCTATTGTAACCTATTTAGTATACACCTTTATTCGCTTTTTGTCAAGTCCTTACTCTTTAATTTTTCAATTTCTAAGTCCAATTCTTTAATTGCTTGGATTAATAAGGCGACAATCTTCTCATAGCGAACTGCCATATACCCGTTTTCTCTGGTGATAACCACTTCTGGTATTACTCTTTCAATTTCTTGAGCTATAACACCGATATCGTGTCCATAGTTTTCGTGAATACCTTCCATTGGTATCCAATCAAATTCATATCCACCTAATTGACGAATCTTTTCAATTGCACTTGCAATAACTTGCTTATTTTTCTTTAATCGTGCGTCTGAAGAATAGTATGCGGTTATGTCATTAGTTGCTCGAATATTACCAGCGGTACCCGATGCGGCAGTCCCCACGCCCAACGAATTTACTTGTGCGTTTGAGTTTGTAGTAAATCCACCAGCTGCGCCTTGTGGGCCTGTTGGCCCTGTAGGTCCAGTTGCACCTTGTGGTCCGGTTGGCCCTGTTCCTCCGGTGTTTCCGGTTGGTCCTTGCCGTCCTTGTGGTCCGGTGGGACCAGTACCACCTGTAGGTCCAGTTGCACCTTGTGGTCCGGTTGGCCCTGTTCCTCCTGTTGGTCCAGTTGGTCCTTGCCGTCCTTGTGGTCCGGTGGGACCAGTACCACCTGCTGGTCCTGTTGCACCTTGTGGTCCCGTACCACCCGTTGGGCCAGTTGCACCTTGTGGACCAGTTCCACCAGTTGGTCCAGTTGCACCTTGTGGTCCGGTTGGCCCTGTTCCTCCGGTGTTTCCGGTTGGTCCCTGGTTCCCTTGCGGGCCTTGCCGCCCTTGTGGACCTGTTGGGCCTGTGCCACCTGCTGGACCAGTTGCGCCCTGCGGACCAGTACCTCCAGTTGGACCTGTTGCGCCCTGCGGACCTGTACCTCCAGTTGGTCCTGTTGCACCTTGTGGTCCCGTACCACCCGTTGGACCTGTTGGTCCTTGGTTACCCTGTGGTCCTGTTCCTCCGGTGTTTCCGGTTGGTCCCTGGTTCCCTTGCGGGCCTGTTGGCCCTTGGTTGCCCTGCGGACCTTGGCGACCTTGTGGGCCTTGATTACCTTGCGGCCCTAAATTGCCTTGTGGTCCTAATGGACCCTGGTTGCCTTGCGGACCCGTACCACCAGTTGGACCTTGGTTTCCTTGTGGTCCTGTACTGCCGGTTGGGCCTTGATTACCCTGCGGACCTGTACCGCCAGTTGGACCTTGATTACCTTGTGGACCACCAGGACCTTGATTGCCCTGTGGACCTGTTACACCATTTGGTCCTTGATTACCTTGCGGTCCAGTTGGTCCTTGGTTCCCCTGCGGTCCTTGCCGCCCTTGTGGACCTTGATTACCTTGTTGTCCGTTTGGCCCTTGGTTACCTTGCGGTCCTATAGTGCCTTGTGGTCCCTGATTACCTTGCGGACCTTGATTACCTTGCGAACCAGTTACACCAGTCGGACCTTGATTACCTTGCGGACCTGTGCCTCCGGTGTTTCCAGTCGGTCCTTGATTGCCCTGAGGGCCCTGATTACCTTGCGGGCCCTGATTACCTTGTGGACCTAAATTGCCTTGTGGACCTTGGTTACCCTGAGGGCCTTGGTTACCTTGCGGACCAATTGGACCCTGATTGCCTTGTGGGCCTTGATTGCCCTGTGGTCCGGTTGGTCCTTGGTTACCTTGTGGGCCTTGGTTGCCCTGTTGACCCGTTGGACCTTGATTGCCCTGTTGACCCGTTGGACCTTGATTGCCCTGTGGTCCGGTTGGACCTTGGTTCCCTTGTGGTCCCTGATTACCTTGTGGACCTTGGTTGCCCTGTGGTCCGGTTGGCCCTTGATTACCTTGCGGTCCTAATCCTTGTGGACCTTGGTTACCTTGCTGACCAGTTGGACCCTGATTACCTTGCGGGCCTTGATTGCCCTGTGGTCCGGTTGGTCCCTGATTGCCCTGTGCACCGGTTATACCCGCTGGACCTTGATTCCCTTGGGGACCAGTATTACCCGTATTTCCAGTTGGACCTTGATTACCTTGCGGTCCTTGGTTCCCTTGCGGACCCTGATTACCTTGTGGGCCTTGATTGCCCTGCGGACCCTGATTGCCTTGATTACCCTGTGGTCCCTGATTGCCTTGTGGACCTTGATTACCTTGCGGGCCTTGGTTCCCTTGCGGACCTTGTGGAGTTAAGGCAAATGATGCGGTTTGTGCGTATGAGGCAGATACTGCATAGCTACTGGTACCGAACAATGACCCTGTGATGCCTTCGGAAACGTTCAATGAGCCCGTAACAACAATGCCACTTTGTGAGACTAAGAGTGACCCCGTAATAACTGCACTACCAGAGAATGGGAACCCAGACCCACCAGCGTTTAATGCATATGATGCGGTAAGCGCTTGAGATGCAGATGTTGCCCAACTACTGGTACCATATAGAGAACTGGTGATAGCAACTGAAGTAATACCGTCATTTGCGGTTAAACTACCACTAAGTATATAATTTCCGTTGAGTGTTTTTGTATTATTCCAGGTAGCCCCATTATAGATTAACAGGTCACCGACTGCTGGACTTGAAATTCCTACGTCCGATAATGACGCAAGTGTAGTTGATGCTGGCGTTACCCCAGAGGCACCGATACCACCAACACTACGGAAGATGCCACTTTGTACAATTGCAGAGGTTGCACTGTCCGTTAGATTTGTACAATCTTTTCTAACAATTAAATACCCTAAGAATATTGCATTAAGCGCAGTATTTGGTGCTTCCGTAAATGGTTCTGTATCAATACCATTTCGTGCGTCGATTAATGTACTATATTGTGCATTACCATAATACACGATAAACGCATTCGTTGGAGAATTTGGAACCCAGAATACACGTTGAATTGTCCAACGATTTGTGGATGGACTGGTACCCGTTACGGTGGTCAATAATCCTGTTGTGGTATCAACATATTGCGTAGGGTCAATAACCGTATAACCTGCTGCGCCAATACCAATATCAATGATGGGGGTAGACCCCGATAGATGATACCGATAAATTTTCGAAACCGTCGTTGCGGTTTCTGTTACCGTAGAAGGATGGTTTGCATTAATTGTATAGTTTGCGCCTTCACGGAACGAGTTACCTGTCGTTCGATTAATTCCTAAACTTGACCCACTTGCTTGTAAGGTATGCCCCGATATTTTTATTGGTCCGAATGCTCGAATGAAGTCATCATTCTTTTGGAATCCACCATATGAAATTTGTGGGGAATTAAAGACACCCGTAGATACACTACCGCTTAAATGGTATACCACACCAAGGGAAATTTGATTATCCCATTGGTCAATATCTGTTGAGCCCCATGCTGCAAGCTGTTGCACCACATCACCGTTACTGTCAAGACCTACGTAAGTAATTTTTCCAGAACCCGAATAGGTGATAGGAATGTTGGTCTTGTTTCCCCATACAACATATTTTACCGCCGGATATGGTTCATTGGATGCACTTGCGTTTTGGGAAACAATAATAGCAGACCCAGAGGTGATACTAAATGTTGTTGACCCCGGAGTGGATGACATGACACCACCACGCAAAATACCCGTGTATAAATTAGATTCTAACCACCGTAACCGAGTGGTGTTATAAAATCCTGCGCCATTTTGTGAGAAGTACAAGTCTTGCGTAGACCCACTCACATAAATGTAGGACGCACTAATGCTTGAGTCAATATTAGTAGTCGTAGGATTAAACCGGATATATCCGGTGTGTTGCGTATCACCGTATATGTGAACCGTTGGTTCGGTGACACCAAGTGAACTTGATACGTTTAAGGTACCGGATAATAATGTGTTTCCTAAAAGCGTGTTATTGCCGATTTGAGTAGTAGACCCCGTGATATTTACACTACCAGTAACAATTTGATTACCTCTAAAGGTGTTAGACCCCGTAGTGGCTAGCGTTGCATAATTTGTGGTTTGAGTAACGTTAACTTGCGCAGACGATGATACCAAGCCAGGCGGCAAGGAGGATGATACTTCTGCGGAAAAATTATTAATTGCTGATGTGGGAATACTACCGGTCTTGATTAAAACCCCAGATAAACGTGTTTCGGCCACTACTCCGCTCCGGTTAAATTAAGAACTACCATATAAATAGGTACTATATGAAATCTTAGTATAAATATCATTTTTTTACCCAAGAAACAAAAAAAACACGCATTTTAGCGTGCCTTTTCTGTGTATATGCACTATTTTATTCGTCTTTTAAAATAGGAGTAAGAGCCAATAATGCGGTGGGTTCTAGTTCCATAGATTCTGGAAAGTCGGACAACTTTAATCCTACGTTGCTGACCTCGACCGTTTGTGATAACAGTTCATCCAGTTCTTGATTGAGAAGTTCAATCTTGTCATTTGGAACCGTGATGGTATTTGGAATTGGATTACCTTCCTTATCTCGTGCCTCGACCAAATTATCTAAATGGTCACGGGTTGCATACTTTAACCGAATTTCTTTCATCGGTTCTTGTACTTCTTTGGCAAACGGTTCAAGTGAACGAACTGCGGTAGTCACTTTCCAGGCCAACTTAATTGGAAGCTTATGTTGACTAACCGAACTGAGTGCTCCTAAGACATTCAAAACTTCTAAATTTGTTAACTTCATTATAATATAACCTCCAAATAGTTTACTATATCAAATATAGTTTGTAAATATGATTTTGTCAAGTGCTAAATTATACAGATCCGGTAATTGGTGCTGGCGACGGACCTGCAAGATTTTGTCCCCAAGGTGCGGTGTCAACATCTCCCCACGGGTCATTCTTCTTGGTGATTTGCTTTTGAATTTGTTCGTTCACGTGTTGTTCATATGTTCCTACAACCACTGCTTGAACCCACCCTAATACTTGTTCTTTTGTTAAATCTTCATAGGCGGTAAAACTTCCACTATTTGGTGCAGATAATGGAGTTGCTCCTTGGAAAACTCCAGTGGTACCATTTTCATCCGTTCCCGTCTTGCTCCAGCGCACATGCACCAATACATTGTTCATTCCATTGAGTTGTGGAGCCTTACGCATGTTTGTGATTTCCCACGTGTATGTAATTGCCATTGTTGTTCTCCTACCAGGTTATCTGGTTCTGTTTGAGAGTTATGAGTTATTTATACGATTTTCCAGCTCTTCAATCTTTATTTGTTGTTCCTTGATGGCTTGCACCAATACAGGTATCAAGCGCTTGTAATCTAATGTCAAATAGTTTTCACCAGACTTTGAATACTGGCGTGGATTTCCTTCATCGCTGAAATCAGATTCCGTATCAAACGGAGCCAATTTCACTAACTGTGGGTATGATGCTTGTACTTCTTGTGCACTCAAGCCAATCTGTTCATCAACACTTGCAAATCCAAGAGTATTGGCAATGTCATTATCTACGTATCGGAATGGTACCCAATTTTTTACTATGTCAAGTGCACCGTCCAACGTACCTGTTTTTCTCTTTAATCGTTCATCTGAATAATATTCGTTGACTGCTTGAATGACGTTAAGATTTTTGTTATATGTCAACGTCATACCTTCGCCGCGATTATCAGGATAACTCGAACCAGCAAATCCAGTCACAAATGTTGTCTGAATTGAACCGATAGTCATCCCACCACCCGAAGTAAAGCAAATTTGCCCGCTATTTCCACCATCTTCGCCCGTTGCGCCGCCATCTATGTAGTATCTACCACCATCTACTCGAATATTTACTATTCTGGATGTACTATTGGGGTCC